TAACAATTTCCTGAATTTTTTTATCAATATAGGACATGTTAATATTATACTTGCCCTCCTTCAGGTGCTCCTGTTGCCACTCGAGTTCCAAGGACCGTTTCATAGTGTATAGGTCTTGAGTCATTTATAACCTCCTCATAGGTTATCCATTTTCTCCGCGATGAATCACTAAATCCATCTTTTTCCCATTTTACATCTTTTTGTCCTAGCTTGTCAAGTATTGCTTTCTCAATAGCTACAGCACTATCCTCTGATTTTACAATAAAATCAGAACAATAGTCATAAGCTCGTATTTGAATTCTAAAATTTTTCATAATCACATCCATAAAAAAAGAGGGCGATCCGAAGACCGCCCTCTCAATATATATTAAATATTAAGTACCTTCAACGCCAAATATTCCTCTAGGGTCGGATACGCCAAAAACGTATCTTTCTCTAGCTTTGTATCTAACATTTCCAGTCGAGAAATCACCTTCCATCTTAGTTTGGATAGGTAATCTTTCAAAATACTTCATTCCATTAGGAACGTCAGTAATAATGTACCAAGAATCAGTATCTGTTAAATAGTGATTTACTCTGTATCCTTCAGGGATCATTCCCATATTCTTAAGAGCATTGATATCATTATCAGCTGTTCCAACTCTACCTTGAGATTGTAACAATCTGTCGGCATTAAATTGATTTTCAGAAGGAACAATCATTTTCATTCCTCTAGCTGCAATTTTCAAACCTCTTTCATCAGTCATTCCAGCAATGTCAATTAATGCTTGTTCTAATGATGTTTCGTTAAGGTCTGCTTGAGTTGTTAATGTATTTTGGAAAGTACCAGCGATGATCGGATGCGCTGTGCTAAATAAAGAAACTGCATCACCTGAATCATAGTTGTCTACAGAAGGTAGACCTTGATTCAACGGTGTTGCTGCTTTTATTTCTTTTGCATTCGCCATTGATCGCGCTAGTGCTTTTGTATAACGAGACGCGAGTCTGTCATACAGATTATCTTCCATTGCTTCTTCAGTTAAAGCAAACGCAAGAGCTACTGTTTCGTTAGTATATCTTGCAGTGAATGTTTCCTGAGCATTGTCAAAAGCAACTGCTGAACCTTCCGGTTTAACATATGCATTCGCAAAGCCAGATAACATTACTTCTTCTTCAAAAGCTCTGTCAGACGATTCTTGAACATAAACTTCTTTATGTTCCTTATCGTATCTTTTGTATTCCAGGCCGAATAGTGCATTCAAACCTGGTTCTAGTTCTTTAACTAGTTGTTGTCGTGATATTGCCATGTTTTTATACTCCTATTAAGCTGCACCAGTGGTTCCAGAACCAAGTAAATGTTGACGAACCTGAACACGCCAATTTACATTGGCTGCCGTGATGTCATTATTTTTTGGATCTCTAGAAACACCGATATTGAAAAGTTGGCCAGGCGCTGCAGCAAAAGTGTCTGATGATTCAGCGCTGGATACTCCGTTCGTAGTACTACCACTATTAGAATCGAGATCCATAGTCATGAAAATGTCAGCTTGCGCTGAAGCACCTGTAGCAGCTGATTGAATTTCAAACATCTGGTACGGGCTGTCATAGACAAAAGCCTCGATATCTTTACTTGAAGGAGGTGTTATACTCCCTGGATAGTAGTTCTTCCACGTCGGTTTTAAGGTTGTTGGGTCAACGTAAAAACATCCCCAGAACGCTCCTAGATTTAATTCATATGAAGTACTAGAAATGTCAACATATCCACCAGTAGTTCCACCTACTAATGAACCTTGAAACATTTGACTAGCATCACCAGCATCAATCCAGTATTGCGCTTGTCCTGTGGAATCATCTTGCTGACCAATTGTCTTTAACGGTCTAAGACCGAAAGCGGCATCTTGATTAGCCATATTATCCTCCGTTTGTCCATATCCATGGACAGTTTATATTAAAATTTCGTTGATACAGAACTGTTAAAAATTAACTTTTCTTACCACCGAAGGTTACACGTGAGCTCCTATCAACATTGATAGGCATGCTCGGGTGCTGATCCCTCAGAAGATCGGTTTTGACAGCTTCGTCTCTTTCCAATGCTTTATCAGCATAGAATTTTGAGCGAGCCTGTGCGATCTCTTCCGGCACTCTGGCCAGCAACAGGCCACCAACTCCAATGACGCCTTTGAATTTGCCGTCTTCAACCACCGGATAGCCTCCGTCCTTATATGCATCAGCTCTCACTAATTCATAACCGGCACGTAATCGACCTGCAATGTTCTTGGTATCTTGAAAACCAAGACTTTCAGTTCTTATCCATCGGTGCCTGAAGCCATCTGGCGCAGGCGGTGCATCTAAAGATGATGGTTCTTTCCATTCAACAGGACGCTTTTCAGCTTCTCTAGTTGTGGAAGCGCGAGGGGTTTTGATTACTTCTTCTGCAGCTTTAGAAGCTACAGTTAGTTTCTCTTTTTTCATATGCTCTCCTTCACGATATCTAATTGTTTCGCATATTCCTCAAGTGGCACATTTAATTTTTTTGCTATTGCTACTTGTGAAGATGTGAGTTTCACAGTTCTGCGACCTGATTTATATCCCGCACGCGTAGCCGAAGCTACTTGTTGAACGGGTTTGGTCGTTTGTTCTGTATTATTATCAAACTTGTGGGGGAATTCAAGTTTTATTTTGCGATCTAATTCCGCATAATAATCCTTGGATTGAGGATCATAACCTTCCTCTTCCACCAGTTTTCTATGAATGTCAAAAGCCGTATAGGTCATAGCATTATCTTTACCAAACCACTCGTTTTGTGCTGCCCATTCGCTTGCCTGTGCATCAGGTGTCGGTGTGGATCCAGCAGGAACGGTCATTCCTTCTTTTAATGTTACGCGTTCTTTTTCGGCTTTTTGTATTTCTTCTCTATTAGTTTTTAAATCAGCAAGTTTTGCTTCTTCATAACCTAATCGAGCAATTTCTTTTTGAGCAAGTACTTCAGCGTTAATATCATTGGCTTCTCGAGCCGATTGTAACTTGGATTGAGCTGCAGTTGTGCTGGAAATAATTCGATCTTCCATTTCCTTGACATAACCACCGTCTAGTTTAGCTAAACGTGCTTTTAGATCTTTTTGCTCAGTAAGAACGGATCTAGAATAAGTTAACGCAGCTTCTTTTTGACGTTCTGCCTCACGCATACGTTTCGTCAATTTAGAGATACGTTTCTTTACTCCTTCTCCATATTCTTCCAGTTCTTTTTCTGGTTCTTTTTTTACTTCTTTAACTTCTTCTTTAACTTCTTCAACTTTAATCTCTTCAGGTTTTTCTTCCTTGACTTCTACTTCTTGGGCTTCTGTCTCTTTTATTGCTTCTTCAGGCAATGTCACTTCAGCACCAGGTCCACTGGTATCAAGATCAATTGTCTTTTCTTCTTTTACTTCTTCAGCTTTTTTATCTTCTGGCATAGTTCCTCCTATGATTAATATTCATGCAAGATATCCTCTGGATTCTTGATGGTTGCTAAAACTTCGTCATCGTTTAGCAGACGTACTTCACCACCTTCAATTTTTATTCTTGATCCCGCGTAACGGGCAAACATCACCCAGTCACCTGTTTTGCACCAAGGACCTTTGGGATATCTTTTTGTATCCTTATAACAATCAGGTCCCATTGCTAAAACATTTCCACATTGGGAAGCGACCTGTTGCCTCTCTAATGTATCCTGTCCTAGTAAAAGACCTCCTTTAGTTTTCTCATTCATTTGAAATGGTAAAACTAAAAGTCTCCAACCCGTAGGCTGAGGTAGCTTTAATGATTCTGTAGTAACTTCTTTTTTGGAATTGCCTCCTAAAACTAATTTACGTTTTAGGTTTGGCTGTGATGTCGATAATATTGTTTGACTCATCTTGCTCCTTATTTTTCAGCAGGCTAGAGATCTCCTGTAAAATATACTGATACGTTCGTATTTGTCCTAACATATACTGATATTTATCCATAGTGTCAACACCTGCTAGGATAGCGTTAACAACATCTTGATGACGTAATTCTGTAAGTTTTTTTAATTTATAGATAAGTTCTATTCCATCCATTAATCTTTCTTAAACTTTTCCACCTTTCATGAAAGCTCTTCCTAATCCTCGTTGAGCAACTCCTGCTCCTCTAAGAGGAGTTCTTACTTCTACTC